CTCCGGGCTTCGTGAGCACACCATTGATTCGATCAAGAGCTACGCCAACATCGATATCGCGTGGGTCGAAGAAGCGCATAGCGTCAGCGCCAAGAGCTGGTCAGTGCTGGTCCCGACGATCCGCAAGCCCGGGTCAGAGATATGGGCCACTTACAACCCCGATCAGGAGGATGACGAGGTACACCGTCGGTTCGTGGTCGGATCGGACCCCCAAGCGTGGGTCTGCCAAATCAACTGGCGCGACAACAAATGGTTCCCGGACGTGCTGGAGACAGAGCGGCTCGCGCTCAAGTCGGTCAATGAAGACCTGTACGAGCACGTGTGGGAAGGGAAATGCCGCAGTGCTGCCGGCCTGCTGTTCAAGCGCCACTGGTTCAAGCGCTTCGACCTGGCCAACTACCCGGCCCGGGTGAACCTGTACATGGCCAGCGACTATGCAGGCGCACCTGACCCGGAAGAGCCCGATGCCGATCCCGACTGGACCGAGCATGGCGTCTGGGGCATCGACCCGAACGGCGACCTGTGGGCCAAGGACTGGTGGAGCGGGCAGGAAGACCCGAGCGTGTGGATCGCGGCCCTGATCGCGCTGTACAAGCGACACAGCCCGCTGTACGCATTCGAGGAGAAGGGCGTCATCCTGCGCACCGTGGACGGCTCGATCACCGAGGCGATGCGCCGGAACAAGAAATACGTGGTCCGCGAGGCGCTGGCGTCCGCCGGCAACAAGGCATCCCGCGCGCTGGGCTTCGCTGCCCGAGCGGCTGCGGGGACGGTCTGGATCCCGAACACCGAGTGGGGCGATCGCCTGATCAACCAGCTCTGCGCGTTCAATGGTCAGCAGGGACGGACAGACGACATGGTTGACGTGTGCAGCCTAGTCGGCCGCGGCATCGACATGCTGCAGGACGCCATCCCCGAGCCGGACCCCGAGGAGCGGGGCGTCAAGCCCTTCACGAAGGAATGGCTGTATTCTTCCGAAAAGCGCGCCCCAGCGAAGAGGTTTTGACGTGAACGAGACGGTCGATGTAGTGCAGGCGTCAGTGGACGCGACGAGCGAGGTCTCGAAAGATGAGAAGGACCTCGTCAATCGGCTGGCGAAGCAGGTAGCTGACGCGCGCAAGGCCGACCGGGTGTTCCGGGCCCGGGTGCTGCGCGATCGTGCTGTCGCCGATGGTCGGGCGCTGGAGGGCTTCGAGGTGTCGGCCCAGTTGGTCGCCGCGATCATCGATACGCTGGTGCCCTTCATCTACGCCAAAGACCCGGATGTTGACGTGGTGCCGGAGGACCAGACCGCGCCGCCGTACAAGCCGCGGGTGCAGCCGCCTATCGCGCCGGTATCGCCGACGATGCAGACGGGGCAGCCGGCAGGTCCAGAGCAGCAAGCGCTTTTCGATCAGCAGGTCGCGCAGTACGAACAGGAGCTGACCGTATTCCTGCAGCAGCAGGACGCTGAGCGCCAGCAGGCCGACGAGGAACGCAGCCATCACGACTTCGTGCGCCGGTTGGGCCAGACCATCGAGATCGTGGTCTCGCGCATGTGGCGCAAGGCACGCTTGAAGGCTGAGGCGAAGCCCTGGGTTCGCTCGGGCCTGACCACGGGCGAGGGCTGGGTGAAGGTCAGCATGCAGGGCGACCTGATGGCCGATCCGAACGTGCAGCGGGAGCTGTACCTGCTCCAGCAGCAGATGCAGGCGATCGACACCCTTGCGGGACAGATCGAAGAGGGCGAGATTCAAGACCCCGCATCCGATCGGGCATTGCTGCAGGCCAAGATCGAAGGGGCGCAAGCGCGGCTCGAAACCTACGTCGCCCGGTGCCTCGCGGTGGACTGGGTGGACACGCTGGACATGCAATGGCCGCACAGCCTGCGCAAGATCACCGACTACGTGCGCTCGCCTTGGGGTGCGGATTGCACCTACATGCCGCCGGAAGACGCCGCAGCCAAGTACCAGATCGACCCGAAGCGGCTTCAGAAAGCGACACGGTGGCGCGCGCCGGACGAGTCCGAGCAAGACGCGCCGAGTACCGACGGCTTCATGCAGAACCCCGGCGACGGCGAGTTCTGGGTCAAGGCCAACCAGGACGACACGCGCGGCATGCTGCGCGTGTGGGAGCTTTGGAGCCGGTCGGACAACATGATCTACACGTGGGTCGACGGCTGCGAGTTCTGGGCGCGGGCGCCGATGCCGCCGAGGATCGAGACCTCGCGGTTCTACCCCTATTTCCTGTGGGCGCCGTACGAGTGCGACGGCACGCGGCATCCGCAGTCGCTTGCTGGCCGTTTGGCAAAGCTGCAACAGGAATACGCCAGTTCGCGATCCAATGAGGCCGAGAGCAAGCGCCGCAGCAAGCCGGGCGTTCTGGTGGACGGCACGAACTTCGACGACAAGCAGGTGGACAAGATCACCAGCTCCGGCAATCAGGAATACACCGTCCTCAAGCCGCTGCGCCCCGGCGAGCCGCTGGGCAACAGCTTCGCCCCCAAGGCCTACGCCCGCATCGATCCGGCGATCTACGACACCACCAAGGTCCGCTCGGACATGGAGACGATCAGCGGGGCGAACGAGGCGCTGACGCAGGGAGCCAGCCCGCGAATCACCGCGACGCAGGCCGAGATCGAGCAGGCTGGCACATCCGCCCGTACCGACTTCGTGCGCGACGCGCTGGACATGGCGCTGGACGAGATGGCCGAGTACACCGCAGAACTTGCGTTGGGCGGCTTTCCGCGCGAGCAGGTTCAGAAGTGGGCCGGTCCGCATGCCGTGTGGCCGAACGACGGCGACCCGGAAGCTGTGCGGTCGCTGGTCTACGTGGCGATCCGCGCAGGCAGCAGCGGCAAGCCCAACACGTCGGCAGAGCGCCAAGCGTGGTCCACGATCCTACCGATGATCCAAGGCCTGATGATGCAGATCGCGCAGGCCAACGGCGCCGACCCGCAGGAAGTGGCCGACAAGCTGAAGGAACTGCTGCGCGAGACCGTCTCCCGAGTCGGCGATCGCCTCGACATCGATCGCTTCCTCCCCACGGCGTCCCCGATGGCTGCGGCCGGCCAGATGATGCAGCAGCAGCCCGGCGGACCGATGCCCGCACCCGGCGAACAAGCCCCCGGCCCGTCGCCCGCTCCACCCCCGACCCTTCCCTGACGAGAGAGCAGCACTATGGAACCCGATACCCCGATTATCCCGGCCGATGACCAGCAGCCCGCGGACGCAGCCGCGACGACCGAATCCACGACCGAAGCGTCCACCGATACCGCGCCGAGTGCCGTCGATCTGATCGCGGCCGCGGTCGGTGCCGAGCCGGCCAAGGCAGAAGCCCCTGCGCCGGTTGCCGCAACCCCGGACCAGAAAGCCCCTCCGGTTGAGCTGACGCCCGAGCAGAAGGCCAAGGCTGAGGACGATCGGTTGACCGCCGAGGCCAAGGCATTCGGCATCACGAAGGAAGACACCACGGCCAAGTTCAAGGAGCTGAGCCGCGAGGCAGCGAAGGTCAAGGAGCTGGAGCCGCAAGTGGCCCAACTGACCGAGCGCGTCCAGAAACAGGACGAGGTTTTCACCTTCCTGGAAGACAACGGCGTGACCGGCGACCAGTTCGGCCAAGCCGTCGCGGTGCTGTCCCACATCAACAGCGGCGACCCGGTGCGGCTACGGCGCGCGTACGAGGCGCTGGGCGAGCAGATGGCCGCGATCGGCGCCAAGCTGGGCCTCGAAGCGCCCGGCTACGACCCTCTGGCCGCGCATGCCGACCTGCAGGCCAAGGTCGCGAACATGGACCTGTCGCGCGAGGACGCGCTGGAGATCGCACAAGGCCGGCAGCTTCGCACCGCGGCGACCACTCATTCAACGCAGCAGGGCGCACAGAACGCACAGGCGCAAGAGCTTGCTGCAGTAAGGCGCGAACTGCTGGCGCTGGAAACGCATTTACGCTCAACAGACCCGCTATATCCGCAAAAGTACGCGGCTATGAAGCCGATGCTGGAGGTAACGCTGGGCCGCCTTCCGTTGCGTGAGCGTGCAGCCGCTTTCGAACAGGCGTATGCTGCGTTCCAGTTGCCGGCGGCCCCGGCAGCGCCGGCCGTAACAAGGCCGGACCCGGCGAACCCGGGACGCCCGGCGATGGGCGCAGGCGCTAAGGCGCCTTCAAACTCCGCCGAAGCGATCATGCTGGGCTTGCAACTCGGCAGCTGATCGCACCATAGGCGCCGAATGCCACGGCGCCGCCACGCCAGCAAGAGCCGGGGTTGCAGCCGGTAGGCACAGGAAT